TTTCTTTAGTAGCATCTACTAATGTAGATCCTACTTTAGTTTCACAAGTTACTGCAGCCCCAAGCCAGGTAATGGCCCAGAATACTACTGCTGTTACAGCCCCTACTGTTACAGCCCCTACTGTTACAGCCCCTACTGTTACAGCCCCTACTGTAGCACTAGCAGGTAATTGGACTAGAAAGCATAGTAAGACTCACAATAAAAATTATTATTATAATCCAATGACCAAAGTGTCAAGGTGGAATATTCCTACTGGAAATACTGTGGTTGCAGCCCCTACTGTGGTTGCAGCCCCTACTGTGGTTGCAGCCCCTACTGTGGTTGCAGCCCCTACTGTAGTGCCAAAACAAGGTACATGGATTAAAATACAAAGTAATAAAGGAGATTATTATCATAATCCAAATACTGGAGAGACAAGTTGGACTGTTCCTAATGGAAATCGTGTAGTCAATAAAAATAATAGACGACTACCAGGTAAGTGGACTAGAAAGACAAGTAAGACTAAAGGGCAAAATTATTATTATAATCCAAACACCAAAGAAACAAGGTGGGAATTCCCTACAGAATAATTTACTCAAATGCATCCTTCAATGTATCAAACACAGTCATCGTATCAGATGTGCTAAATTTACCTAACACCTTACCACCTTTTATTATAACAAAAGATGGTATCTTAGTTAAGCCACAATAACCAAGTGTATACTTGTTTACATCTATATCGCACTTGTACCATACAATAGTCTTGGGTGTAGAATCTAAGAGTGCATTAAAATCCAACTTTTTACAAGCACCACACCAAGGCGCCGTAAAGTATATGACCACTGCTTCTAACGCAGCCTTTCCATCAGGTCCTATTGGCTTTAGGAGATCCTCGAACTGGCTCTGGGTCAGGAGGGGAATCATCTGGTCGCTCATTTCTATTGAGGTCCGTTGCTTTTCTAAAACTGTATATTACGTAGCCACCAAAGGCTAAGAGTACGACGCTGAAAATTAAAACTGCACTTGAAAATGCAGGATCAGATGACTCTGTTAAGAATAAAGCACCACCTTTCTGTATTGCTGCGGCTGCTGGTATTGCTGCGGTTGCGGCTGCTGCTTGTGCAGTTGATGCTGCATTTGCTGCTGGTGTTCCAGGTACAGGAGCAGTTGGAATAAATTTACCCATAATGCCTGAAGCCGCCGCTGGTAAAAAATTATCAATTACAGAATTAACTGCTGCATTTTGAACTGTTGGATCAGTTAATTTATCAGCAACCTTTCCTAAGACCTTCGGTCCAGCCTTTGCTATATCTGTTGCAGCAGTAGCAGTTTGAACTGCCGCTAATGCCACGTCAGCCTCAGCTGTAGCCACTTTTCCAAGTGCATTAACTGCAGTAGCAGCTTTATCTGGTAGTTCGGTTATTCTATTAACTACACTGTCAACACCCTTTTCTACTGCCTTATCAATTGATTCATCCACCCTTGCTTCTATTTTATTTGATTGTGCCTCAACCAAGTTTTTAACCTTACCTCCAATATTTCCAACTTTTGATTCAGCCTTATCTACAACCTTTGATACCAATCCACCTGTAGCAGAATTCATTGACTCTATCGCATTTTTACCAGTTTCACTAATAGTATCTTCAACACCTTGTACGGTACTAGAAGCAGTATTACTCACAGCTTTTACTGTACTAGTAGCAGTATCAGTGGCCAATTTTGCGGCACTTGTGGCTGCGCTTGTCGCAGCACCTATCGCCATTCTAGGTCCAAACGTGTAAAACCCAATTATATAACTTATAATCTTAGAGATTATACCCGTATCTTTATCAGACTTCATAGGCGGCAAGTCAGGCCCAAGAGCACCCTTATTGAAATAAGGATCCATAACCCAGGTTGCCGGAAATACACGAGCTGCCCCTTTTTCAAATAGCCCCCTGGTATCAAAAACTACACGAAATGCATCATAAATTCCCCAACAAACTGCAAGTAAAGCAGTTATTCCTAAAGAAAATAAGGCCAGGATAGTGTACATAGACACCTGAGCAATACACCCCCAATAATCGCCAATTACGAGTTTATTCAATGGAAATACTATAAATACAAGGCTGAGAATAGCATATATCATAAATATCCACGGTTTTGGGATATTAGGAGGAGAAAGATTACTAGCATCCCTATTAATAAACATGCCTGCACCTAGACCTACTGGCCCATACCACGGAACTCCGAGGCCATATTTTTCCACTAGTTCACGCTCACCAAATATCTGAGCAATATCATATAAATACCAAAAGCCCAAGGTCGGTATCAAAAGTTTCATTAAAAAAGTTGTAGGGCTTCTTAAGAGTAAATGATCTAAGCCTAGACCTCCAAATAATACAACGACTATCATATAAACCCAATAGGGTAGTTGTGCGCCTTTCCAATATGGCCCCTGTGTTAATTTAATATCTACTAGCGTCATAGCCTCTACCTATTAGATCGTAAAGAGAACGCCACCAAAACCATCCGCAATACGGAGCACATTGTGATTTATTCCATAGATGCGAGTATGCAAAGTCCCTATGGTACCAATGATTGTCGGATTAATATTTACCTGAAGAATCATAGAATCCATACGGCTTGCATTCATTGATCCACTCGGTTGAGCATCTTCAGGCCGCAAAGCGAAACTATATGAATACATAAAAAACTCCTCGGGAACTGCTGTATGATACTGCCACGGCTGAACTAGACGAAAATACCCTGCATCACGAACTTGGAACCGATCAAAGCCGTCTAATTGAAGAACTGCGTCTTGTAAAATATCAGTGCGAGTACCAACTTCAAATGTTCCCAGAGAACTATAATTGAAGTATTCATGATAACGTGTCATATCATCACGTTGAACATACCAGAAAAGTTCCCTTATCGGATGATTAAATTCAAATCTCAGTGATCCACTCGTCGCACCGGGGGCAATAGGTATAGGTGCAGTATATTGCGTCTGCTCAATAAGATACTCATGAGTAGAACTTACAAATCTACGACGTTCATCAACATCTAAATATATATAGTCACCCCATAACATTAAATCTGTTATGCTAACTGGCTTTGGTTGTAAGGTTGTGCACAACGGTGTAGTAAGCCCCTGTGAAAAAAATAACTGATTCAGAGGTCTTAGGGTCAGATTAATTCGAATAGGGTGATATTGAAGAGCAATAAGCGGTAAAGCAAGACCTGGGTTTTTGCAAAACCAGAATCTAAGAGGAATATACAACTTTAAAGGTCCGAATAAAGTCGGTGGAGAATACCCGTCAACCTTTCCAATCATATTGTAAAATGCAGTCTGTTTATCCTTAGTTGTAATGTAATTTGACCAAATTTCCATCCATTCACCTGACTGCCTATCAATCTCTTGTTCACCAATTTCAAGAGTGATTTCCTGAATTAAGGCGTGCCCTACAGCATTTACATATGAAACAGGTGTACCATCTAAAAGAGTAACCGCCGGTAGAGTTACTTCTAAGACAATTTGACTCAATAAATCACCCCGACGTGGAACTAGACAGGTTATACGTTTCCCAAAGTCTGGTGTACCGTCAAAATACATCGGCTGACTCTCAATTGCAAAATTAGTATATCGTCGGTATACCATTTTAAACCAAGTCATTTGAGGATTTCCAGTTAGAAATACATCTTGTTTTCCTAATGCTACAAGTTGTAAAAGACCTCCTTGGCCGACCATCTAATTCTATAATTAGATTAATCTCTAAACCATGACACGCGGTCCAAATTATGTTATTTTCAAATATAATCATAGTAGGGATGGCATCATCACAGCGTACGCTAGATATAGACACTCTAACATATAAAGATTTATACTTAAAAGCACTCTCTACAGAACAAATTTCGTCTTATACAATTCCAGTTATACCAGGAGGTAGTAATGTCTATAAACTCTTTCGGTATTTTACACCTGAGCAGGTTCTAAGTACAGCAAATATCACTTTCACCCCATCAACAATACCAGGTATATCAAGCGCAATCACAGCCCTTGCAATTAATCAATCAACTCTTACTACAAGTCTTAGTAGTATTTCCACTCTAGTTGGCACTCAAATATCGTCAGTGCAAAGCACTACTACCGGATTCTACAATTTCCAAGTATCTACATTGTATTATAGTTCATACACACAGTTGATTAATAGTTTAAATATTTTACAGGGTCAAAATATCCAGATCTTAAACTTACAGAATGTAGTAATTAATTTAGGTAATTCAATTTCCACTATATCTACACAGTTCCAACCAAATTTCTGCACATTTGGTAATGTTTTAGAGAACACATTCAATCAAGGTGATGCAGTATCGAGTCTGTCTACATATTTCATAAACTATTATACTAATATAAGCACATCGATACAAAACTATAGTACTAACGTTGGCTACAATATTTCTACAATAATCTTAAATGACGCATCAACAATGGCTGGATATACAATTCAAGTAAATAATACTATTCAAAGTGCATCAGGATCCGGTGTTAGTACTCTATCAACGGTAATAGGGTCTACACTCTCAGGATTTAATTCGACTATAATTGGCTATGATCCTACTTATGGTCTTAATAGTTTGTCAACGTTTGTTGACGGATCCATATCATCGCTATCATCATATTTTATTATTCAAGCAGGTATCCCTGGTATATGCACCTTGTCTACAACTATTAGAAAACAGTATAATTCCAGTATTCTACAGGCTCAAAATCTCGCTGGAACCCCTGGTCTTTGTACTATGAGTACTTACCTGACAACCATATACAATAAGGTATCAACAGGGGTCGCATTCTCACAAGGCCCCACCGTATCGACATTTTCAACGACACTTCAGACTGAAAT